TTCTCCGAGTTCCTTCTCTACACGGTCAATCTTTGCCATTAAATCTATTATTTCTTTTTTCATACTTGTTTTATTCCCTCTTTTTTTGGGCAAAAAACTAATAATTACTCTACAATTTATTATTAATTATGAATAAAGCAATAATAAATAAAGTCCATGGCACGGCCTTAATTCCATGGCAAAAACTTAAAACTTTTGAATTTAACGACCTGAAAGAAGGCTTGAATCGAGATGTTTCCAAGCTTAAAAACAGTATTGTAAACGACGGTTTTAATTTCCCCTTTTATTTGTGGAAAAATCATAATTATGTCATTGACGGGAATGGCCGTAATATTGCATTAAACGAGCTGGAAAATGAAGGCTATTTAATACCAGAACTTCCAGTTGTGGAGATTGAAGCAAATACTAAACAGCACGCTAAGAAACTTGTTTTGCTTGCTAGCTCTTCTTATGGAAAAGTTACTCAAGAATCTTATGATTTATTTATTGAAGACATTGATTTAGAGCTGGAAGATATTGAATTGAAAATTGAAAATATTGATTTTGGTAATACTGAGATTCAAGATTCCGAACAGTTTGGCACTGATTTTAGTTTGCCAGAAGGCGACAGAGCACCTTTTCAGCAGATGACTTTTACATTAGCAGATGAACAAGCTAATTTTATTAAAGACAAGATAGATGAAATAAAGAAAACAGATGAATATAAATACTGCGAGACTTTTGGGAATGAAAATAGTAATGGAAATGCTTTATATTGCTTAATTAGGAGCTTGTAGATGGGAAGAGCTAAAGAAATAATAGTCAAAGTAATACCTTCTAAAATAGCTAATGAGTTTGTAAAAAAGCATCATTATAGTGGAAAGGTAGTTCAAAATAGTGCCTTACATTTTGGTTGTTTTTTAGATGATAAATTACACGGGGTTATGAGTTTTGGTAGCCCAATGGATAAATCGAAAGTTCTTCCATTAGTTCAACCCTCTTTATGGAATGAAATGTTGGAATTAAGCAGAATGGCATTTGATGATTATTTGCCTAAATATTCGGAAAGTAGATGTTTAGCAATAGCATTTAAATTAATAAAAAAAAACGCTCCTCAGATAAAATGGGTATTGAGTTTTTCAGATGGTTGCCAAAGTGGAGATGGTGCAATTTATAGAGCAACGGGATTTCATTTAACTATGATAAAAGAAAATAGTCAGCTATTTGAATTACCGACAGGGGAGAAGGTTCACAAAATGAATTTTGAAACCACAAGACCAACTCCACTACAAACAAAACTTAGGAAACAAACGGGCAATATAAGTGGCAGCGTAACTAAATTAATGAAGGAATTAGGAGCAAAGCCATTAAACGGGTTTCAATTGAGGTACATTTACCTAATTGACAAAACCTGTAAAATAACCGTGCCAATACTACCATTTTCAAAAATAGACGAAATGGGGGCGGGAATGTATAAAGGTGTTAAAATACCTGTATGCGATAGAAAATAGCACTTAATTTTGATACCCTCAAATAGTGGGCGGTGCAATCCCGACCCTATCGCTCCAATTAAAACCAAATAATTAACACCAATTATCACATAAGGTATAATAATTATAGTAAACCTTATTGAGAGCCTAAATTGAATGGCAAGACCCCCTAAATATGACTGGATTAAATTAAAAGAAGACTGGTTATTATCAGAAATCAACGAATTATCACTATTTTTTAACAGTATTAACACGCCTATTAGTAAAAATACATACTGGCAAAAGACAAAAGGCTGGAGAGAAGACAAAGAAGCTTTTAGGGCGGAATTAAGTGGAATAAAAACACAAAAAGCTTTGGAAGATCCAGATATTAGAGCTGAAAAGAAAAAGATATTAGAAAGACAAAAAACAATACTGAGAGCGAAAGATAATATTATTTCTAAGCTTTCCAGATTATGGGGGAATGCAGATAGCGGAATAGAAAAGTTTGAATCTAAAGACGCCATCGCAGTTGTTAATCTTTTAAAAACTGAACTTGGTGAATCAACTGTAATTAGCAAAACTAAGCTTGAAGGTGCTGGAGAGAATGGTGAAATTGAACTTTCTTTAGGTGAGGATTTTAAATACTTTCTTGAAGCAATAAAAAAATAAATGGCTTACAATTTAATAAATTTTCACAAAGGAATGATTGGTTTTCTGGAAAAAGAAAAATATATTCCAGTTCCTACTTTTCACATTGACATTTTAAATTTATATGAGAATAATGATAGATTACAAGCTATCCTCGCCCCTGTAGGCTTTGCAAAGAGTACAACCTTGAGAAGCTTTGCTTTGAAGAATTTATTAGATGATACTAAATTTCAATTATATGTATCTTCTAGTCAATCAAAAATTACTCAGCATTTTTCAAGCTTTACAAAATTTCTTTCCAGTAGTGATTTTCAAAAAGTATTTAATTACAAAATAGTTAAATGTAATACTGAGCAAGTAATTATTAATATTAACAATGAGAATAGGGCTATCTTTGGAATCAGTGCTGGGAGCGATATTTCGGGAATTAATTTTGAATCTCAAAGACCACAAATTATTAATATTGATGACTTAGAAGAACTAGATCAGGCTAATAGTATTGAGAGAACTGATAAACTACTGGACTGGTTAGAAACTACTCTATTAAGCCGTTTGCCTTCGCTCGTGGACGGTAAAGTAAGAATGATTGGCACTAATTTAAGTTTAAATTCAATCATTAATAGAATGCTCACTAAGCAAGTAAATGGCTGGAATGTTTATAAATTTAGTGCATTAGACGAAACAGAAAAAAGTATTTGGGAACAAAGACACCCAGCCAACGCTTTAATTCAGCTTAGAAATGATAACCCTTCTGTCTTTGCCAGAAATTATATGAATAGTCCTATTGATTCAAGCTATTCACTTATTCAGAGGGAAGACTTAAGATATTATGAGCATTTAGATTTAGATAAAATAAAAGAGATATATATTCATGCTGATACTACTCACACAGCCAAGACAACAAGTGATTATTTTTGTTTAATGGCAATGGGTGAGCATATTGATAATAAAAATTTATATGTAATTGATTTTATACTTGACAAACTAGACCCAGAGCAACAAGCCAAGCAATTAATATTAATGTATTCAAGATTTGGGAATAAAGTCAAAAAAATAACTTTTGATGAAAAGGCTAATCAAGGCTTTGGGTATTGGTCTAAAGAGCTGGCAAAGAAAGAATATAATATTAGTTTGCCTTTATCAGAATTAAAATATAATTCAGATAAATTAAATCATTTTGAGCCTCATATTCCGCACTTTAAAGCTAATAGAATTTATTTACCTGAGAAACATAAAGATTTAAATAATGCTATTCAGCAACTATTAGCTTTTCCTTCTAAAGGTATAAACGACGATTTTGTAGATGGTTTGAGCGGTGTTTTAGACAATTTTAATAAAAAAAGTAATAATATTAGTGTTTGGGCGGTAAACTATTAATTAAAATTTATGAATATATTTAAATCTTTTAAAAACTTTTTCAAAAAATCACACAATTCAAGTCTAATCAATGATTTGGGGGCTTATGATAATGTTAAAAACTCAATGGCCTTTTTGAAAGAGGGTTATGCGTGGAATGCCATTGTTTTTTCGTGTGTGTCTAAAATCGCTCAGGCTTGTGCAGAGCTTGAAATTGAGTCAGTAAATGAAAAAAACGAATATGTTGAAAAACCCACAGAATCAATTTTACTTTTAAAAAAACCTAATTTATTCCAGTCGCAAAATACGTTTATTGAGAGCGCAATTATTTACCATCAAGTAACTGGATCGGCTTTTGTTGAAGGTGTAATGAGCGGGAATAAAGTAATTGAGTTAAACGTTATCCCATCGCATGAGGTAACGATTGAGAGCTATAACACAAATAATCCATACTACCCTATCAGTTATACATGGAATAGTAATGGGAATTTAAAAAAATGGGAATTAGACCCAATTCAAGGCGGTTTCCAGACACAAAATAAAACAAGTAAATTATTACATTTTAAAATATTTAACCCATTAAATCCAAAAGAATCATTAAGCCCATTAAGTGCGGGTGCTTATGCTGTAGACGCTTTTAACAAAGGCATGGCGTGGAATAATAGCTTATTAAATAATCATGCCAAACCCTCATCAATTCTCACCACTGACCAAGTTCTAGAACCAAATCAAAGAGAGCAAATAGGCAAATATCTCAAATCTTTATCTGGAAGTAAAAACACGGCTAAGACTGCTATTTTTGAAGGTGGTCTGAAATGGCAACAAACAGCCTTAAGCCCGCTTGACATGGACTTTATCAATATACTAACTAAATCAACTGAACAGATTGCAATGATTTATAAAATACCTATTGATTTAGTCTTGGGGAATTCGACTTATGCCAATCTCAAAGAATCGAAAGAGATGTTTTATATTGATACCATAATCCCGCTTATGAACCGCTTTTTGAAAGAATTATCTTTATTTATTGAGCCTAAATCACCTAATTATATGCGAGTTGATATGGACGATATAATCGCACTAGAAAACATGAGAGAAAGATTATTTAATCGTAATATTAAAGGCGTTTCTGGATCTATTCTCACTCCTAATGAAGCTAGAGAGTCTATAGGCTATGACCCAATTGAAGGTATAGCAGACGACTTACTCACGAGCGGGGGAACTAAATTATTAGATGATATAGGTGCTGAAATAGTTAATGAATTGCAATCATTAAATAATGCCCAAAATAATAATAATAATAATAATAATAAATAATGCCATTATCAGATAAACAATTTATTGACGAATTTGATAGACTGCTCTCAAAGGGTGAGTTGAGATATGCCAAAAAAGTTAAAAAAGAAATAATAAGAGCATTAAAAAATTTAGAAAAAACATTAGTAAATAATCCAGAATTGGCCTTAGATGGCACTTTACAAACAGAACACGCTTTGCAATTAAAATTATTTCAAGATCAATCATCAAAAGAAGTATTAACCGCTTTTATTACCTTGCAAGCCAATCAATGGTCTTTTGAGCCGCCCTTTCAAGTTGTTAATAATATTTTGAATAATTATACTAATGCTTATACTTTGGAATTGAGTAATTTAAAAGCTAATACAACCTTTGAGGCGGTAAAAAAAAGAATTGTAGACGAAATTACAAATGGAACTGTTACCCCTAAATTTATAAGCCAAAAAATCAAAGAAGTAGTAAATATCACGCCCGCCCGCTCTTTGATGATTGCACGCACTGAAATTCATAATGCCTCTACTTATGCCCAGCATGAGATAGCTAAGTTATACTCTGATACTTACTCAATACCTTTATATAAAATTTGGCTACCAATCAAGGATAAACGCACAAGACCAGACCATTTAAAAATGTTAGACCATGCGCCCGTTCCTTTAAATGAGTTTTTTAGTGTTGGGTCTAGTTTAATGCTTAGACCAGGCGATCCAGCTGGTGGAGCTAATCAAACGGTCAATTGCAGGTGCAGTTTATTGTATAAAACTTTTGATGAGTTAAAAAAATGATAATATATTATAAAACTCTGATTAGGCTTGACAAAAAAATGAAACTGGAATACAAAACTCAAAAAATAGAATTTAAAGAGGATCAAATTGAAATAGGCTCTTTTGATGGGTATGCCTCGACTTATGGCAATGTAGATAGTGATGGGGATATTATTGCTAAAGACGCTTTCAGAGAATCAAGTTTGAATAATCCTATTGTAAAATTATTATACCAACATGATAAAACTCAAGTGTTGGGAATAGGGCAAATAAAGAGTGATTCCCAAGGTTTGTTTATTGAGGGTAAATTAAATTTAGATGTATCAAAAGCAAAAGAAGTTAGAAGTTTAATGAAGCAGGGAGCACTAGACAGCATGAGTATAGGCTTTAGAGTACCAGATTATAATAATGATATTGAGCATAAAGATGGGAATAGATTCATCAAAAGGGGGGAAGTCAAAGAGGTTAGTATCGTAACTTTTCCCGCTAATCCACAAGCTTTAATTAATAGCGTGAAAAATGAAAAAAATATTGCTAACATGACTATAAGAGATTTTGAGGATTTTCTGAGAGATTCAGGCTTTTCTAAACAAGAAGCTTTAAAAATTGCCTCAAAAGGCTTTAAAAGCTTACAGCAGAGTGATTCTGCTGAGGTTGATGATACTACTTTGAAATTTTACACAACCCTGAATGAATTAATTAAATAATGACTACAGAAATTGAAAAAAAGCTCTCAGACGAGACAGCCAAAATTTTTACTCGATTTGAAGAAATCAAGAAAGAAAATAAAGACTATACTGATGCGCTTGTAAAGGCTGAATCAGATAAATTGGCTGATGTTATCACTAAAAATTTAGAAAAATTACAAAAAATAGATTTGCTTGAAAAAGCCATTAATAGACAATCGGACTTTTTAAAAAACTCTGAAACTAATCAAGATGACTTAGAGACCAAAGCAAAAATTGAAGAATTTTTCAAAAATGGTGGCAAAAAAGAAATTTGTGTTCTGGAAAGAAAAGATTTAAGAACTGATTCTAATCCAGATGGTGGCTATTTAGTACGCCCTCAATTTTCGACTCAAATTATTACTAAAATATTTGAATCAAGCCCAGTCCGCCAATATGCCGACGTAGAGACTATAGGCACAAATGAATTGGTATTAGATATTGATGATAATGAAACGGGTTATGAATGGGTCGGAGAGGGCAGTTTAGGCTCTGATACTACTACCCCACAAATAGGACAATTATCTATTAAAGTCCACAAAATAGCAACTAAACCAAGAATCTCAAACGAAGCTTTGGAAGATCCTATCCGCAATTTAGAATCATGGTTGCAAGGTAAAGTCGTTGAAAAATTTGCAAGAGCAGAAGCAACCTCTTTTATATCAGGTAATGGCATTACAAGACCAAAGGGAATATTAACTTATTCAGCATGGACTTCAGCAGGGGTTTATGAAAGAGAAAAATTAGAACAAATCGCTTCAGGCTCTAGTGGAGCATTTACAATTGATGGTTTAATTAATATTCAAAATAGTTTACTAGAACAATTTCAATCTAATGCGATTTGGATGATGAATAGGTCTTCTTTTGGTTCGATTCTCAAGCTAAACTCAGCTAATAGTTATCATTTTCTGTCTTTGCAACCATCTAGCCAAAAGCAAGGAATGATTGAATTGTCTTTGCTAGGAAAACCAGTTGTATATGCAAGTGATATACCAATTCCAGCGGGGAACGCTTTAAGTGCTATTTATGGCGATTTTAGAGCGGGATATAAAATTGTTGATAGAGTTGGCATTAATATTTTGCGAGACCCTTATTCAGTCGATGGTTTTGTAGTTTACAAGACTTATAAGCGTGTAGGTGGAGCTGTTCAAAATTATCAAGCGTTAAAAATACAGAAATTAGGTTAAGGAGTCAAAATGTCTTATTCAGATTTAAAAAATTCAATTCAATTAGCCACTAGTGGTATATTCACCTTGAGCGGTACAACCCCAGCTAAAGGCAATATTGTAGATCGTACAGGATTTGGCAATGTTACTTATACTTTGATTACTGGAACAGTAACAGACGCTGGAACTGCAGACGGCTTTAGCACAGAGATTCAGCATTCTGACACAACCGCAGATACTGATTTTACAGCGGTTGCAAGTAGCGATTTAATCGGCTTAGAATCAGCCTTGAAAGTAACCGCTGACACTGCTGATTCTATCCCAATTGGTAGTATTGGTTATAAAGGCTTAAAACGCTATGTCAGAGCCGTTACTACTGGTACAACTGGCACTAATGCTGTTATAGCTGGACAATGGATTAAATCCGCTCCAGATTTACAAGCTGTTACCCCTGTGATTGCCCCTAATATAGCCGCTACTTAATAACAAATTATGAAAATTAAAATGTTAAAAACCTCTCTAGGTGCAGATGATGGGATTCATATAAAAGAGTATATTGAAAATGAAATATATGATTTATCTGAATCTCTTTGCGCTTGTTTTTTAAATGCTAACTTGTGTGAGTTGGTTATTGAAAAAGAAGAAAAGCCACCTTTTGAGACCAAAGAAGAAAAGCAAAAAATAAAAACTAAATGAAGACATTAGCAATAATTACTCAACCGTCTGTAGAACCGCTGACATTGCAAGAAGCAAAGGACTTTTTAAAAATTTCTGATGCTTCGCAAGATGTTTATTTAACCTCGTTAATAACCGCAGTTAGACAGGCTATTGAGCATTATTGCTGTTCTTCTTTTATTTCTCAAGTTTTGCGATTAACTATAGATTATTCTGATTTATGTAATGAGTTGGCATTGTGGCAAGGTCCGGTAAGCTTAATTAGTTCTTTTAAAATTTTTGATTCTGAAAATATTGAAAGTACCATAAGTAATACTATGTATTTTTTACATGATGATTATTTATATTTAAACCAGAATTTTTCTATTGATATTACCCTCAGAGAAAAAGCAAGTATACAAATAACTTACACTGCGGGCTATGGTGCAACCGCTTTAAGTGTACCCAAAGCAATAAAACAGGCTATTTTAGAGCAAATTGGTAGTATCTTTTATTGCAATCAAGAGGGGTCTATGAAAATATTATTAACAGATAAAGCTAAAGTATTAATTGACTCTTATAGATTGATTAGGTGGGTATAATGGCGTGTTTTTGTTTCCACAAATTAGCAACTAATATAATAATCATTGAACAGCCTTTAAATACTGTAAGTGATATTGGCACGCCAATAAAAACATGGTCTACTTTTAGCACAACTAGCGCATTTATTGAGCCAAAACAAGTTAAAGAAATATTTGAAAATGGGCAATTGATAACTAAAAATTATTTTAAAATAATAATAAGATATAATAGTTTGATAATGCCAAACATGAGAGTTAATTCCCAAAACAAAAATCATAATATAATTGGTATCAGACACCTTTATACTGATTTAAAAACCTTGGGTAAACATTACACCGAATTAACCGCCGTAGAGGGAGAGATAAGCTAATGGCTTTAGAAACATTTGATGATTTAGGCATAGCTTTATTGACTGATAAAATCATTGCAGTCAGAGAGGGTAGCCCTGATAATAGCGGTTATTTGACAGCTCAGTCTTTAGTAACATTAGCACAAACAGAATTAAGCCCCAGTGATCAAATTATTATTAATGATATAACCGATTTACAACCTTATTTAACTGCGGGGGAGTATGTTATACCAACAAATAAAGGTTTTTGTTTTACTAAGGATATTATTTTAAATTATCCTATTAAACTGCCAATTATAACTAATTATGCCGATCCTTCTACCGCTTTTACTTCGATTGTGGGCGGTGGTATAGGGGGTAATGGTTATATTAAAATAATTTACACTGGATCGGGGGCATTTATAAGGGGTACTTATTCCCCAGGTTTAGTTCTCGAAAAATTAAATTTTGTTAGCACAAATCCACTTAATCAATTATTTAATATTGCTAACGGCTCAAATTCAGCCTTGTGGGCACCCACTTTTATCATTTCAGATTGCTTTATATATAATTATTCAGATTGTGGATTTATCGAAGGTTTTAATTTAAGTGCTGGTAATAAAATTGCATTTATTGGTTGTGGAAAAGGTATTAATTTTCAAAATTTTGCAAGTTTAGGCATGGGCATTATTAGCTGGGCAAATGGGCAAAATTTAAGCTTAAGTTATGCCATTAAATTAACTGGTTTGATAGGTCGGTTTAGTATTGCAGACCCCACAACGGGCATTACTCAAACAAACGAGAGCCTTATTTGGATTGACAATAATATAATTGCAGAAAGAATTTTCTTGATAGGTCTGTCAATCACAGGTACTGGGCGGCTTTTCCACGCATCGGGCAAAAATCAAGATAGTCCAGAGGTAGTATGCTATTTTTGCCCGCCTTTTCCAGACTCTAACCCCGTAGTTTTTGCAACGAGTACTACCGAAACACTCACTACGATAGGCTCGGCTAATGTTTTTACTCATGTCGTTTTGCCCGCAGGCGGTTATACAGACCGATTAATAAAGCGATTTAGCAAAATTGAAAATACTAACGGAAGTGGAATATTTGATGTTTTAAAATATGATGGCATTGAATCAGTAGATATTAATATAGTATGTCAATTGACAGCTAGAGCAGTTTCTGGATCTCCAACAGCTCGACTTGCTTTAAATTTAAATGGAACTGCTTTAAGTTATACTGGGTTTCCCACCATTTTAGCGGCAACTAATACTCCTTTAAGAACCGAGGGTATTTTAACATTGAGAGGGGCTTTAAATGGTACTTATACTCAAACGGGTACTAGTGTTACTTTAACTTTTAATAACAAAGATTTAAATGGTAATCCTTTACATATAACAGGGGAAAAACATTATATAAAAATTAATTCTGGAACAGGTTTAAGTGGCATATATACAATAACATCTCACACGACGACAAGTATTACTTATACATCGGGTACAGCTCTCACCACAAGCGGGAATGCTTCGATACATGATATATTAAAGATAGACATAGAAAATCAAAGTGCGGCAACTAATATAAATACCTCAAATATAAACTTACAATTAATACTATAATGGCTAGCAAATACAAAAACTTAGAACAAAAAATTTACAAAGAAGTAAGAGGCGCATTAAATGGGATTGCGCTATCAATGGCTAATGAATGCCGTGCAAAAATGGCTCAAGTAAGCAATGGGCGTGTTTATGGTAAACATACAGCCTCAAAATCAGGCGATTACCCAAATATTGATACTGGTACTTTAAATAATGCTATTTTTAATGATTTGGTCTCTAGTGAATTAATCGCTAGATTCGGGGTTAGAGGGAATATACCTTATGCCAAAATGTTAGAATATGGAACTAGTAAAATGGAACCAAGACCATTTATAAAGCCAACTTATGACAAGTATAAAAATAATATAGTTCCCGCCGTTGATAAGGCCATAAAGAGGGCAATAAATGGATAGTACAATAGCAAGTTTGAAAGGAGTGAGAAATAAATTAATTGCAAATAGTGCATTAATTGCATTAGTTGGTAATAAAATTTATAATAAAGCTCCTCAAGAAACAATTTATCCTTTTGTTAAGATGTCAATAAATACAGAATTAAGTCCAGTGATAAATAATAGTTCTCAAGTTTTTACTCACATTTTGAGGTGTCAAGCTTGGTCTCAAATATCGCTAGAAGAGGCAATTAATATTAGGAGTGCTATTTTTAATGCTTTACATAGGCAATCTTTAACTCTTGACAGCCCTTTTAAATTGATAGATTGCCAAGTTAATACTTTATTGGATGCTTTCTTGGAAAGCGATGGCAAAACTTATCAGAGTGTTATTGAGTTTAAAATTAGTGTAAATTCTTGAAAAATTTGCTTTAATTGATAATGTACACTTACTTTTAATTAATTAAATGGCATTTACTCAAATTACTAGCACGACTATAAGTGCTTATTTTACTACTAAAAACTCGGGCAAAGACGCTCTTGATGGGATTGCATTAGATGAAACTAACGGCAATACTATCCCTTATAATTCCAATATGACTTTAGTTATATCTAATGGAGACGCTACAGACTCTAATACTGTTACTTTAACTTCTCAGAGCGATAGTAACGGACGCAGTCAAACAAAAACTTATACTATTGCGGCGGGTAAATTTGCAATTATTCCCCCTCTTGATTCATTGTTTGCTAGAGATGGAAAAATTGAATTAACTATTGCTGGACTTGGTGATTCTTTAAAATTAATCCCTACAATATTTTTACCTTAGGAGACATAAATGGCAAGTAGAGACAAGGGCTGGCAGCCCTACATGGAAATTTCTGGAGATGGTGGAGTCAATAAGTATGAAATATTAGAATTAACTTCTATTTCACGCCCTAACAGCCCTCAAACTCAAGAAATTAGAACGATTAATAATAGAGGACAACTAGAAACAGAATTAACCTCTATTGATGGCGCTTTTGAAATTGAAGGAAATTATTCAGTTGATAATTATTGCAATACCATCATGGAAAGCGCAAATAAACAACTATCTGAATTAATTGTTTATTTTTACCCCGATCGGGATCGTGTTGAGAATTATATAATTTCAAGATGTATTCTGACTGATTATTCATTAGATTACGCTCCAGATGATGTTGCTAAATTTAGCGCAACTTTTTCTGTACAGGGTAAACCTCAATTTGTGGGGGATGTAGGATAACATGAGTTTCACCGCCTTAAATTTTAAAGAAAAAGAATTTAAACTCAAATGTAGCCACAAAGCCCTTGCAATGATTCAATCGCACTATGGTGTATATAATGTTTCTGAAATTTTTAATACTATTTCAGACCTCGTTAATAAAGCCGAAATTGATTATATACTTTTTGCTTTTTTGCAAAGTTTTCACAAAGAGGATTTTGCGGAAATTGAAAAAGTTAAATCTTTCTTCTTTGATGAGGACTGTGATTTGAAAGAATATTTTGAATCAGTGAAAATATTATTAGAAGGTATACAATCAGAATTTTATCGTTCACTTGGTAATGCTGACAATACTAATAGTACTGAGGTAAAAGAAACTAAATCTAAAAAAAAGACTCTACCTTAAACGACTCGATGAAAGAGGCTTTTAGAGTCGGTTTAAATTATAGCGAATGGCTAGAAATAAGCCCTATCGAGTTATCCTTAGCTTGTGAGGCTTATATTGAAGAAGAAGAAAGAAAAATGGATTTTTTAGCTAGAATAATTACTGGAAAGAGTATTTTAAAGAAAAAAGAATCTATCAATCAATCTTCAAGAACTGAAATAATTAGTTTTTTTAAAGGATTAGCAAATAAATAAAAATGGCAACACTTGATGAATTAGTAGTATTAATTAAAGCAAATTCCTCTCAATTTGAGAGCGAGTTGAGTAAGGTTAGTGCAAAACTTGATTCGTTAAGTAAAAAAAATGAAAAGGCTCAAAAAAGCTTACAAGACGCTTTTAAAGACTCTTCTAAGCGTGCAAATTCTTTAGAGACTGGAATTAGCACGCTAGGAAGTGTTTTAGGTGGTTTGACTAATCCTGTAACACTTCTGACTGCGGGCATTATAGGCATGGGCAAAGCCTTTTTAGACTTGGGAACTAATGCCTTTAATGCGATTAAAGATTTAGAGCAGTCAGAGTTTGCAATGGCTTCATTAATTGCCTCTACTACTCGATTTAAAGATGAATTAGGTAAACCTGTAAAATTTGAAGAGGGTTTTAAATACTCCTTAGATAAGAGTAAAGGATTAATTGATAAATTCCAAAAAGATGCCGCCCAGTTAAGTTTAATTGAGACCTCTGATTTAACCGCTGGCTTTCAGGCTGGTGGAGCGTCTTTGGGCGGTTTAGGCATTACAAGTATTGAAGACCAAGCTAAAGCAATTGAAATGCTTGTGGGTAGCATGAAATTGTTAAAACCCCAAGCCAAAGAGGCGGAAGCCGCTTTTGAAGTTAGAAACATATTGCAAGGTGATTTTGGTAAAACTCAAAGCGATTTAGCTCGTTTTGCAAAGACAACGGGGCAAAGTACCAAACAACTGGAAGAACAATACAAACAAGCGCAAAAAACAGGCACTGGGCTTCAATTTTTGACTAAAATTTATGGCGGTTTATATCAAAGTTTAAAACTTTCTGAAAGCACTTTAGGCAATCAAATAAGTATTTTATCTGACTTCGGAACGAGGGCTTTACAAGCGATAGGCGGCAATTTTATCGAGCCTATGAAAAACTTAATTAAAAATGCCTATCAAGGTCTAGCGGGCGGGGACACATTCTCGGCTGAAACTTTAAATACTTTTAAATTAATTGGAGATGGTTTTAAAAATATAATAATTGCAATAACTCCTTTGGTTGCTCCTTTAATTGAGACAGTTAAGCAAATTATGGCTTTATTGAGTGGGTTAGCAAGTATATTATCAGCCGCACTAATGCCAGTAGTGCAATTATTAGCTAGTTCGCTCCAAATTATTAATAATGTATTAAGCCCATCAATTGCCTTAATTGGGGGACTGGGTAATGCTTTAATGGGCTTAAGTTCAGCTTTTAGTGGAGTTATGGGTAATACCGACAATTTTACAAGCTCGACTATGCAAGCCTTGACAGGGGCGACTGCTTTTGGAGCTTTTATTGGTGGCCCATGGGGTGCATTAATTGCTTTGGGTGTGCAATCAGTGGCTTTGCTTGTGCAAAATATCCAAATGTTACCTCAAACTTTACAAAAAGTCGGTACTGATTTTGCGGCTAACGCTCAATTAATGAAGGATAATATGGTTAAAATGGGAATGACGGCTCAAGAAGCTGAATCTCATTTTAGAGAAATGAGCGGTGGAATTGAAGACGTTTTAGCCAAATTAAGCACTAAAACGGCTTTATCAGTTGATGAAATGGATAAACTTTGGTCGTCTGGTGTTTTGGCATGGCATCAAAAGCTTGTAATCGGAACGGGCGCATTATTTAGCAGTTGGCAAAATTTTTGGGGAATAACCTTAAATTTTACAATGCAAATGATTAATAAAATTTTGGCTGAAATAGCTCGGCTGGCCTTGAAAGCGGAAAATTCTATTAATGGCATATTTGCAAAAGTAGAAGGTCTTTCTGGCGGCGTGATCAAACTTGGCAAGGTTGAGTTTGGAACTAATTTATTAAAAGAGTCCAAAGCCCGTGCTAATGAGTATGGTGCTAAGGCTAGTAAGTTTTTTACGGATGGTTTTAATAAAACTTTGCAAGCTAAAGCCCCAAGTAAAAAATTATTTGAATTGCCAAATCTAGGCGGTGGAGCGGGAGGAACTGATAAAGCTAGAAAAGGTAGTAAAGCTAATAAAGATGGTTTAGCAGATGACCGATTAAAAGCCCAGCAGTTAGCAATTGAAGGTAATGCTTTAAAACAACAAGGTTTGATCTTGGATGGTATTTTAAACAAAAAAAGAGAATTAGCGGCGATTCAAGCTCAATTAAATGCTTTAACCTTGCAGAGTGCGAAAAATGAAGCAACTGGTGAGATTAATAATGCTAAAATGGGCTTAGAACAAGAACAGGCATTAGCTGGGATTGCTCTAAGACAACAAGAATTAGAATTAGCTAAAGCAAAAGGTTTAATTAGTGATAAAGAATTTACTACCAAACAAAGTCAATTAAACTTAGAAAAAATCGCTTTGGAAGGGCAATTTGCAAATAAGCAAGCCTTCTTAAATTTAAGCACTCAGGAACAATCAATTAATGCAAAAAATGCTGAAATACAAGCCCAAATAACTCAATCAGTCAAAGAAGCGGGTTTAGCACAATACGAAAAATTAGCAAATCTAGATATAGAAACCCAAAAAGTTTTTAGCCAAATAACCGCTTATCAAGGGCAGGCTGATAAGATTGATGAAATTCAAAAATTAAATAATGAGCTTGTCAAGTTAGACCAAGAGCGCAAAACGCTTGTAGGAGAGGTTAATTTAACTTTAGGGGATAAGCTTGCAAAGTATCAAACAGAGCTAGGCTTGAATGATATTCAGCTTGCAAAAATGAAAGAATTGTATAATATTGAATTGCAAAGAAATAATTTAAAAACTCAAACTCAGACCAATTTGGAGAATATAAACACTTTAACTAAACAAAATACAAACTCTATGCAAGGCTTAAAAGACCTAGCCAAAGGCTTTGCGGATACTTTGGTAGGGGCATTTGAAAATGGAAAATTTCAGGCTGAAAAGTTTTTTACTGGTTTGTTAAAAATGTTAGGTGATTTTGCAATTAAGGCAGTGGAAACCTTATTTAGTGGAGCTGGTGGCGGTGGTAAAGGCGGTTTATTTAGTTCCTTAACTAGTGGTTTTGGTGGTGGAAATGACCCATTAAAAGGTTTTAGTGCTGGTGATAAAAGTTTTAGGAGCAGAAATGACGCTTTTTCTTATGCCTCGTCTCAAGGCCTAGGAGCTGAATCTGTGCAAGCAATTACATCTTTAAATGGCAATTTAAAAATATTAGACACCAACTGCGGGATAACTGCTAGAGAAATGGCTGGAGTTGGTGGAGCGTCTTTTGATTTGGGCGGTATATTTAAAGGTTTTGGTCAAGGTATCCAGAGCATAGTATCTAATATTAGTGGTTTTATATCTAATATTTTCCAAAATATTGGCGGAGCAGTTAAAGGGGCGGCTAGTGGAATTGGTAACTTTTTTAGCAGTTTTGTAGGATCTTTGGGTAAAAGTGGGGGCGGGTTTGCATCGGGGGGCTATGTCTCAGGCGGTGGAACTAGTACCTCCGACAGCATTCCCGCTTTTTTAAGTAATGGTGAATTTGTGATGAATGCCGACAGTGTTAAAAAATATGGTTCTTTATTACCTTTATTAAATTCTGGTAAGTTTAAAGGCTTTGCTGATGGTGGTATAGTTGGCTCGGTGAGCGGTAAACCAAAGATGACTAAAATAGTTCCAAGTATGAATAATAATAAACAAGCAAGTAATAATACTATTATTAATATTAAAGCTATGGATTCCCAAGATGTCATACAAGCTCTTTCCAAGAAAGAAACGAGGCAATATTTAAATAATGATTCAAGCAGAAGTTATCAAAAACAATCAAATAGGGCTTTTAATCGCTCTACTTACGAATTTGCGAGAGGTACTTAATGACTAGAATTTTTACAGAATTTACTGAGTTAGTTGATAGTATAAGCTTTGAACATCGAACCCTTACAGCTGTTACTAGGTCAATCAGTGGCATTAGGCAATCTTTGAGTTATGGCGGCGGCTTTTGGTATTTAAAATGCACCTTAAGAAATACCAATTTTGAAACAAGTAAAAAAATAGCTTCTTTTTTTAACTCACTAGAAGGGCGTACAGAGATTTTTAAGCTTTACTTGCCAAGCCATTTTCAGAGCATGGTTTATAGCGATAGTATAATAATTGACGGCGCAAATCAAATAGGAAAAAATATTAACGTGAAGGGAATAACCGCACTCAATCAGGTTATTCTGAAACAAGGGGATTTTGTAAAATTTGATAATAGTAATAAAATATACCAAGCAAGAGAAGATTTAGTTAGTAATGGTATTGGGAAGGGTGTTTTAAAGCTCCATATGCCTTTAGTTGGTAATTTGCCTAATGATAATAGTCATGTTTTAATACACCCTTATTTGCTTGACTGGTATGTCGCTTTAGGCTCTGATACTTTGAGCTGGGATTTAGATTATTTTTCTAGATCAGCTTTTGAAATTGAACTAGAAGAGGTGTGGAATTAATGCGTAGACTTTTAGAACCAGCTCTGCAAGCTTATTTAGCAGACCCCCGAAGGAAAATAAAAACCGCTTTTACTATTGAGGCTTTATTTCCAGATGGTTGGGTTTATCTCACTACGTGCGCACGTTGGCTAGAATGGAATAATATTGTTTACGTACCAACCGCAACTTTGGCTATTGAAGGGGTTAGCCAAAGTTTAACACTTGCCAACGATGAAAATAATATATCTTTGAGTGGAATACCTTTAACTTACAAAAGTTTGGTTTTAACTCAAAAATATACAGGCAATCCATGCATTATAAGACAAGGTTTTTTTGATTTTGAGACAGATCAATTAATTGGTAATTTACTCCAAATACATAAAGGCAATATAAATAATATGACATTTACAGACGATCCAGTCGCTGGAACTAGCACGATTGTTTTGCCTATAAGTTCTATTTTTGCAAGATTTAATGATAAAAACAGTATGAAAACAAATCCATCAAGTCATAAAAAACTATTTGCAAATGATACTATATTTGATCAAGTTCCAAGTTTGACGGACAAGGTTGTAGAATTTGGTAAACTATAATTATGCAAAATTTTATAAATGACTGGCAACACAAAAAATTTGAATGGGGTATTGCAGATTGCTATACTTTTACACGAACTTATATTGATTTTAAATTTTCTGAAAATAATTTACCCATACTTGAGTATAACAATTTAAAAACAGCCGTTTTATTAAATAAAAAATACTCATGGATTGACGAAATAAAAAAGAATTTTAAGTTTGAAATAATTAATAAAAATTTTGAAGATGGTGATTTATTGATAGTTGATGATGATTTTCAATGCGCTCATTTATACTATAATAATCATATATACTCTTTTGATCCAGAATTGAACTTTGTATCAATCAATGTCGGTGTTGTAAAGCCGCAAGCCATGATTAGATTGAAAGGATTATTATAGTATGCCTATGTTAATAGTTCCTTTGGTGCAGGCTTTGGTAGTTGCCCTTATTACAACAGCTATTACGATGGCAGTGGGCATGATTACAAAATCGCTAACAAAAAAGAAAAAAACTCCAGCCAGAAAAGCGGGTAATAAAGCCCAAGAGAATAAACAAAATATCACGGAAACAACAACCGATTTACCTATTATTTATGGACGGTCTCGGATTGGGTGTAGTCAAGTATTTATTTCGCAAAAATTTGCTTATGCTGGTACTACCACCCGATGGGAACAAGGACAAGAAATTGAATTTGACACAAGGGGCGAATATTTATATATAATAGCGGCTATCTGTATCGGGGAAATTGATGATATAGAACAAACTTATATCGACGGTATACCTATCACAAATAAAAAATTTAGCAATGGATATAGAAATAATTTAACCTTTAGTTGGTCTTTTGCAGAGCCTAACCCAATCACTTTAACTACTGTTGATGTTCAGGCGGCCTTAAGAAGTTATCGAAGTAACTACTATTTATTAAATCAAGGATATGTTTATGATTCCACGCAAAATGTTTTAAAAAAAGCAATAAGTTATCAACCAAAAAGATATAGATTATCCCTTATCGTTGCTGGCAAAAAAAATCAAATTATATCTTTTGTTGGTGGTACTCAATCAATCAATTTGCAAAATGCAGGATATGGTAGTAAGCAATATATATTAGAATATTTAAAAGATAACGGTGCCATTGTTATTGTCGGCCAAGGAACAGTTAATTTAACCCAAGATAATGCCGATTTTACTCAACCAGTAAATAATAATTTGACAATTACTCAAAATAGTTATTTAGCATCAAAGTATTTGCAAATTGAAGAAAAAAAAGGAACTTTAACTCAAACAGCTAATAATTATTGGTTGGCTCAAGGTGTTCCCTATTATACAGATAATGCACGGGGTAAAAATGTCGCTTTATGTTACTTTAGAGGATTATTAAGAACCGCTGGCCCTGATATTGATAAAGCCCCCTTGCAAGGCATACCTGTTTTAACTTTTGATATTAGAGGCAAAAAAGTATTAGACCCTCGTACAAATTTTAAAGTTTATAGTAATAATCCTATATTGTGCTTGCTTGATTATATGCTTGACAGCTTGTATTATGGCTGTAAAATCGAATTGGAAGATGTAGATTTAGATAGTTTTATTGAAGAAGCTAATCATTGCGATGAGTTAATAACCGCTCAAGATGGTATTACTCAAATAAAAAGATATGTAATTAACGGCGTAATTGATACGACTAATGAAACTATTGATAATATAATTGATATTTTAGAAGTATGTAATGGAACTTTATTTAATGATTTTGGGAAGTGGAAAGTCTATATTGAAAAGCCCGAGACCTCTGATTGGGTCTTTAATTTAGACAATATGATTGGTTCGGTATCAATTACAACTGGAGAATTTAGAAGTAAAATAAATACTATTCATACTACTTTTATTAATGAAAAAACAAACTGGGAAGGTGATGTTATAACTATCACAAATGATATATTTGTACAACAAGATTTAAATAAAGTCTTTGATACAGAGCTACAATTGCCGTTTACCAATGATTATGATCATGCTTATTATTTAACTTTGTTTAAACTAAAAAGTGCAAGATTAGATAAACAAATTACATTTACCACTTTTTGGGACTCCGTGGAATTACTACCAGGCTCAGTAGTATCTATTGATAGAGCTGATTTAGGCTTTAATAATAAACTTTTTCGAATAAAAGAAATTGAGCCAGATAATGAAAACGGGCTTTTAAAGATAGTAGCGAGTGAATACGATGATGATGTTTATAATAACCTTAATATTGACCCAGAGGCCAACAATATAATATCTGGATTAGCTAGTGCTTTTGATGTGGAACCGCCAAGCAATGTACAGGTTAAACAAACTTTTGAATTCGATGTAAATAATAATTATTATACTCAAACTCGTTTTGAATGGACTCCAAGCCCGTCAATTAATATCAGAAATTATACTTTAGAATATAGAACATTTGGATGGGGCGATTGGGTCAAGCTAGGCACGGCTCAAAATACAACCGTGATATTTAATAATATACCAACTGGATTATATGATTTTAGGATTAAAGCAACTAATGATATAGGAGCCGATTCTGAATATTATGAAGAAATTATTGAAATTTTTGCACCCACTGCCCGCCCTCAAGATGTAACTAATTTTAATATAGGCTCGTCAAGTAATGAGTTTGTTTTAAGATGGAATTTAGTACCAGAGGTCGCAAATAATGGATTTTATATTATCAGACATACTCGCAATTTAATAAGTCCGACGTGGAATGATGTTTTGACTTTTGAAATTATAGTACCAGGTTATCAAACTTCGATTACAACCAGCCAAATAGATGGTACTTACATGATTAAAGCGGTTAATTCGGCGGGTTTAATGAGTGTAAATAATGCTAATTTGACCCTTGATAGCCCTTATGATTCTGAGTATGTTTTAATCCAAAGTATTTCAGAAAATCCTTCTTTTTCTGGCGAAATTTTAAATTATCCTATTAGCTTAACCAATATTTTACAATGGAAAGGTGAAGACCTTCTCTGGAAGGGGCAAAACTTGCAATGGACTGAAGATATTGGCATTCAGTCAATGTCTATAAATAATGGCATTTTAAGTTTGAGTAATACTTTAACTTGGGATAGCTTAGATCAAGATATAACTTGGGATCAATTTGATCCATCCTTAACTTGGGACAGCTGGAATAATTCCAACGTTTTGATCGGAGTTTATAATTTTGCAAATGGACTCGATTTAGGCGGTGTTTATAAAATTGTTTTGGAAAAAAATATAATTGCCACAAGTTTTGATTCCACGGGCACAACTTGGGATCAGCTTGACTCTAGTTTGACTTGGGCGCAATTTGACCAAAACCAAAGCTGGGATCAATACGATGGCAATATTGCAGACGCTCCTAGACTTTATTTATATGTTCGTTATACCCGAGACAATCCTAGTAATAGCCCATCGTGGACAGAATGGCAATTATTAACTAAAAATGAATTTGTTTGCCACGCTTGTCAATTTAAATTAGAAGTTATCAGCCCAATTAAAACAACTAATATTTTAATTTCTGGATTAAGTATAAAAGTTTGGATGCGGTCGAGAGTAGATCAGGTCAAGGTTTTATATGATACCGAAAATCAAAATATTTTATTTAATAAACCTTTTTATCAATTGCCCGCTACAACTTCGATTACAATTAATAATCCAGATAATGGTGATTATACTAGCTTTAACCTGCTAACTGAAAGCGGTTTTAATGCTAATATTTATGATAGTAATAATCAGATAGTATCAAGAATGATAACTAGTACAACTTACGGCGTAGGAGAGCGCATTATATGAGTCAAGTCGATTATACTATTAACAGTAATGAGCCTATTGTAAATGTTCGTACTGATATTATGGCATTTGCTCAAGCCATTTTAACGCAAAATAGTGGGAATACAGCTCCTGTAGTCAAATATGAGGGTATGTTTTGGGCGGATACTACTACCAATTTATTAAAGCAGTGGCATGACCCTAATTGGTTAATTATTTCTGAGTTGAATAAAGTTGGTAATTTATCAGTAAATGCTGGCAATCCTAATGGCGCAATTACTGGCTTGTATGAAGGACAACCTCTTTATGATACCTTAAATAATATTCCTTGGTATTATTCTGGAAGTGGTACATCTTGGTTTACTTCAAATGGTACAGCTTCTCTTGCAGTAACTAAAACAGCTAATTATACAGCTACTACAGCGGACAGTATAATATTATGTGATGCCACTTCTGGAAATATCACAATTACACTATACACAGCGGTGGGAAATGCTGGGCGTAAATTAACAATTATAAAAACAGATTCTTCGACTAATACTGTAACTATTGATGGAAATTCTACAGAAACAATAAATGGAGCATTAACTCAAGTATTATTTACTCAGCACAGCACTTTAACTTTAGTGTCTAATGGCACTAACTGGCAAATTGAAAATGGACAATTAAACCGAGTTTTACTTAATGAAACAGTAGTTAGCTCAGCCGTAGCAAGTGTAAATTTTACTAGTTTGATTACATCAACATTTAAAAAATACACAATAGAGTTAATCAATATAATCTCTGTTACAAACGATGTCAATTTGCTATTAAGGACAAGTTCTAATAATGGCTCTAGTTGGGACGCAGGTACTGGATATAGTACTCAAGGCTTACTCGTTGCTTCTACTACTGGTACTAATTCAGTTAATTTATGCAACCCCGCTTACAGTGCAATACTGCTAACACTAGACGCTGCTACAGGCAGACTTGCTAACAGTGCGACACGAGGAGGCTTA